CCCCCAGCCCGCTCGGGCCAACGGTCCCACCCCACCCTTAGGAGCAACCCATGCACACACTCACCGCCGCCCTGTACGTCGCCGCCATCGTCGCCGCGAACGTCCTCACCGCCCACCTGGGCGCCGTCCCCATCGGTCTGGGGCTGTCCGTCACCGCTGGCACCTTCGCCGCCGGGATCGCCCTCACCGCCCGCAACCTCACGCAGGACGCGGCCGGGCGCCGTGTCGTCCTGGTCCTCATGCTGGCCGGGGTCGTCATCAGCTACTGGATGGCCGGGCCTGCGCTGGCGCTGGCCAGCGGTGCCGCGTTCGCGCTGTCCGAGCTGGCAGACATGGCCGTCTACACGCCCCTGCGTGACCGTGGCCGCACCCGCGCCCAACTGGTTGCGTGCACCGTCGGCGCCGTCCTCGACTCGCTGGTGTTCCTGTGGCTGGCGGGGTTCGGCATCACGTTCGGGCTGGTCGCCGGGCAGGTGCTGGTGAAGCTCGCCAGCGGCGCGGTCGTGCTGGCCCTGGTCGGGGGTGTCAGGCGTGCAGTATTTCGCCAACCCCAGCACGCTTGACATTCGGGCAGCTATGTCCGCCGGCAAGCTCGGGTGCATCATCACCCCACTGCAAGGGCAGGCCGTCCCTCCCGGGGCTGCGTGGTGCGCGGATAACGGGTGCTTCGGCAAGGGCTACCCGGGCGATGACGCCTGGTGGAAGTGGCTCGACTCCCAACCCCGGTATGGGTGCGTGTTCGCGGTCGCCCCGGACGTGGTGGGAGACGCAGCGGCCACCATGGCGCGGTCCCTGCCATGGCTGGCGAAGATACGCGCCGCAGGGTTCCCCGCCGCCTACGTCGCACAGGACGGGTCCGACACCACCCCACCCCCATGGGGCCAGTTCGACGTCCTGTTCCTGGGCGGCTCCACCGAGTGGAAGCTAGGCCCGGCCGCGGTCGCCCTCACCGCCGAGGCCGTCGCCCGCGGCATCCCCGTCCACATGGGCCGCGTGAACAGCCGCAAACGCATGCGCCACGCCCAGCAGACTGGCGTCACCAGCTGTGACGGCACGCTGCTGACATTCGGCCCGGACAAGCACCTGCCGCCACTGCTGCGGTGGGTGGCCGAGCTGACCGCCCAACCCACCCTAGGAGCACCCGCATGAACGTTCGCCAGCCACGCCCCTTCACCGCCGTCCTGCTCGGCATTCTGCTCGCCGCCGCCATCAGCATCGGCACCAGCGCAGGCCCGCCCATCCAGTACACGACCACCGCTACCACTCCGCCCACCATGTACATGTCCGGCAGCGTCCGCTGCACGGCCGGGGTGTGGTCCGTCCTCTCCGACACCGCCCACAGCCCCTACGGCATCACCGGGGTGACCTCATCCAGCACCTGGGTGCGCGTCGCCCACGACCCCATCGTGCACGTCGGCTCCGTGCAGGTCACCGCCGACGAAACGTACGTGCAGGACGACGTCACCGTGGGCGCCTCCGTCGGCCTCACCTACACCGAGCTGAGGTTTGCGCAGCACGGGGTCGCGGTGAACCCGGCCAACATCTGCACCGCCTACAGCAACGTGTGGGTCACAGGGTGGGCTGAGCCGTGACCGCACCGCCATGCCCCGAGTGCGAGCAGGGCAAGCACGCCAACTGTGACGGCACGTCATGGGACTACGACCCTGACACCCCCGCCCCCTGCCCCTGCTGGATGGCCGACCATGAGCAGTGACCAGCCCATCCCTGGCGTCGACTGGCCCGAGCCCGACCTGCCCCCCGACGTCGACCCTGAGACGCTGAGCGCGGACCGTGCACGCACGCTCCGCCAGCAGCAGAACGTCGCCGCCGGCTTCCATCCCCTGACGCTCGGCCCGCTGCACCCCAGCGCCGTCCGCACCGCCACCCGGGACGACGCCCCGGGCCGCCCCTTCACCTGCGGCACCTGTACCCACCGCGCCCCATCGCGCGGGTATCCGAAGTGCTGGGTCGACACCGGCCCTGGCAACGCGGGCCGCATCACCAGCGGTCCCGGCACCGACGTCCGCGCCTGGTGGCCAGCCTGCCCCGACTACGACCCCACCCCAGCAGTGAGGACGTCATGACCCAGCACACCATCTGGACCCACCCGACCGGTGCCACCTACCCGGTGCGCCGCATCGCGTACTTCGCCGCCCCCGGCCTGCTGGCCGACGAACAACCCCGACGACTCACCATCCGCATGCTGCGGGAGCGCGCCCTAGCCCTCCACCACGGCCCCGTCCTGCGCATCCGGTTCGACCGCCACCAGACGGCTGAACGGTTCACCGCCAACCTGCCACCTCTCTACACCATCGAGGTGTTCGTGGTCGACCGATGGGAGAGGCTGCCATGAGCTGGTGGTGGGTACTCGCCGCCCCGCCCATCCTCCGGGCCGTCATCTGCACGGTGGAGGCAGCAACGCAACGCACGCACGCAACAGGACGTACCGTCGACACAGGAGGTCACGATGACTGAGCAGACCGAGCAGGAGGTCGAGGCGGTGCCGTGTGACCACGACGGGCGCCGCCATGACGCCGCCTGCCACTACAGCCCCGAGTCGGGGTGGGTGACCATCCCCGCCCCCGTGTCGTCGGGTGAGGCCGCAACAGGCGAGGTGCACGACTGCGCGACTTGCACAGACTGCGTTCATGACGGCAAGCGGTGCTGCGGCTGCTACGACGGCGCGTGCTGCAAGTCGCCCGATTGGTCTGCCGCGCCGGAAGAGGCGTGGGATGTGTCCCGTGCGAACGCTTGGGACGAGGGTTACATCGCTGGTGCTGACGACGCACGTAGGGCGCGCCACTTGACGTACCCCGAGGACTACTCGCCGAACCCTTACCGACCCGCTCCCGTGGTTACCCCCAGCGCCGAGGGGAGCGAGTGATGGGCACTATCCGCGACGACCTCGCCGCCCGCAAAGCCGTCCACGCCGTCAAGCTCCGAGCCCAACACCTCACCTACGACGAGATAGCCCAGGCCCTGCTGCCCTGCTCCCCCGAGCACCAGCCGGACGGGAAGCCCTGGTGTGACGCGTGCGTGCCCATGTACGGGCACAGGTCCAGCGCGAAGCGGGCGGTCGACGCCCAGCTGGCGCAGGAGTACGCGGCCGGGTCCGAGACGCGGGAGCAGCAGCGCCGGCAGCAGCTGGCTGAGATAGACCTCATCCTGGCGCGGCTCATCCCGCAGGCCATCGGCCACTCTGCTGAGCAGCAGGAGGCGGCCCGGTCTGTGGTGCGGTACCTCGACCGGCGGGCCAAGCTGCTCGGCCTCGACGCCCCGGCCCGGGTGCAGATCACCACGGAGATGGACGCCCAGATCGAGGCGCTGGCGGACCAGCTGCTCAGCATGCCGGGCGGTGTCCCCACTGAGGCTGTAGACTGAGCGCGCACGCACAACCCCTACCAGGAGGAACCCATGCCCCCGAAGGCACGCACCACCCCGGCCGCGAAGCGCACGGCCTACGACCAGCGCACGCTGGAGCTGGGCCGCGAAGTCCAGTTGGCGGCCGCCGAATGGGGTGCCGCAGGTGACGACCTGCGCGCCACCCAGCAGGCGCTGAAGGCGGCGGCCGAGCGCGCCGCCATCGCTGAGGACCGGCACAGGCAGGCCGTCCGCGCCCTGACCGACCACCTCGCCGGGAGCCCGTCATGAGCGCCGGGGCTGACCGGGTCGTCGTGTCCCACGACGTGGACGGGTGGCGGTGGTCGTACAAGTCGAACGGGCGCACCATCGCGGTCAGCCCTGACGCGTACACCGAGCGGGCCGCGTGCCTGCACGGCCTGTTCCTGGCCACGGGGTTGCGGCTCGACTTCCCCAAGGGGTGGCGCGGCACGCAGGAGCAGGGCTGGATCGCCGTGCAGCCGCGGCGGGTGTTGCGCGAGCAGACCCGGGCATGGCGCGGGCTGACCGCTGAGGTGCACGACTTCCCCGGGGTGCGCGTGGTCCGGCACATCGCCCGCACTGTCGGCCGTGCGGCCGAGATGGGGCACGCCTTCGACCGAGGCGGTTGGCACCCGGGTCCGTGGTGGGCGTGCTCCTGCGGCGCTGTGGGAGACGGCGCCGGCAGCGTGCAGAAGTACCGGTGGGTGGGGTTCACCCTGCACGCCCGTCAGGTGGTTGAGGGCCGATGATCCGGGCACTGTGGCGTGCGGTGCGCGCCCGGCGACGGCTGGCCCGGTGGGAGGCCGTCAGGTGCACCCACTGCGGGCTGCGCCGCGGCGACGCGGACCTGGCCGTGTGCGAGGGGCCGAGCCTGACCGTGCTCGGTCACCCCGGGATGCCAGACCCCCACTACTGGGCAGACCGGGTGCGGTCATGAGGCGCCTCAACCTGGCCCGCATGCGCCGGCACCGGCTGCCCCGCTCGGGCCGCGCCGTGCTCTCAGTGCACCGTGACGTGGACGTGGAAGCCGTACAGGCCGAGGTGCGCCGCCGGCTCAACAGCGTGCAGGAGGCATACCCCGGCCGGCGCGTAGACGCCGACGTGCACACCACTGTGGACGTGGCGACCATGAGCCAGATCGTGGTGCTGGTGTGGAGGGTGCGATGACCGAGCACCCGTCTACGCCGCGGTCCCGGCTGCTGTGCCTGCTTGGGTTCCACGACTGGGTCCAAGGCCGGCACGTCCGCTACTGCCGACGATGCTGGCACACATGAGCCGAGCCGCCCGCCGTTGGTACCTCAGCCCTTCCCCTGCCCGAACGTGGGTGGACTCATGTCTGTGGGCGGGGCTGCTGCTGGGGTTTGCCCTGCTGGTCCTGGCCCTGCTGGCCCTGCTCGCCATCGCGGTGGCTGTGGTGTTGCTCAACAACAAATAGGTGCGCGCCCGCGCACACCAGTGGCAGAATGAGGGCATGACCACCACCGGTGCCCTCACCCTCACGGTCGAGCCCGGCATGCCCCCCCGCATCGTGGAGCCCATCCCCGACGTCACCGGGCTGGCCCTCGACGTCCTCCTGTCCGCTCGGCTGCGGGAGTTCCTGACCATCAGCGGGTCAGACGTCGGGATCGACGGGCACGCCTTCCGCATCGTCGGGTGGGAGCAGGACGCCCTGGTCCTGACTCACGCGTGCTGCGTCCCCCACTCACCGGCCAGCGCGTGACCGCCGCAGCTCAGTGGCTGCCCGTCGGGTGGCAAGAGTGGGCGCCCGAGCAGAAGGCCAAGCTGCTGCTGACCCTGCAAGGGGTCGAGGCTCGGCGGCGGCGGGCGGCGTGGCAGCCGTACCCGTGGCAGCGCCCCCACGTCCACCCAGCCGGGTGGGAGGGGCCATGTCAGGACGTGTGTCTCACGTTCCCCGAACCTGACCGCATCCCCACTCTGGGCATGTTCCTCCAGGTCGGGGGCCGTGGCACCGGCAAGACCGACGGCGCATCCCACTACGTCCTGAACCACCTCGACGGGCCAGCGTGTGACCCGCGCCTGCCGGGCGGGCACCGCATCGCCATCGTCGCCCCCACCCTCGGGGACGCCATCGAGTCGTGTGTGACCAACCCGGTGTCAGGGTTGCAGGCGTACGACCCGCGGGTGAAGCACCACACCAGCACGGGCGGCACCTATGTCCAGTTCCCCGGCGGCGCCCGGGCCAAGGTGTTCGGCGCCCACACCCCCACCGACGTCGAGCGGTTCCGTGCCGGTGGCAACCGGTGCCTGACCTGGTTGGAAGAGGCCGCGGCCATGCGGTACCTGGCCGAGATTCTGGAGCAGTCCGAGTTCGGCATGCGTGTCGGGCCGAACCCCCACTACGTCGTGTCGACCACCCCGAAGGCGTTGCCGGCGGTGCGCGCTCTGCTGAAGGCTGAGGACGCGGTCCGGACCTGGGGCACACTCGCGCAGGCGTACCACCTGCCGGCCGAGTTCCGGGCCAAGATCGAGGCGAAGTACGCGGGCACCCGCAAGGGCCGGCAGGAGATGGGCGGCGAGCTGCTGGAGGACGTCGAGGGCGCCCTGTGGACATACCAACTGCTGGAGCCGTACCGGGTCGAACCCGACCGGGTGCCCGAGCTGCGGCGCGTGGTCGTGGCGGTGGACCCCAACGCTGGCGGCCCCGACGAGGCCGGCATCGTCGTCCTTGGGGTGGGGGCTGAGCGGCTGCCCGACAAGTCCGGGCGGCTGGTCGACCACGGGTACGTCCTCGCCGACGAGTCCGACCACTTCACCGGGTCGCAAGGGTGGGCGCGCGCCGCCGTCCGCGCCTACCACCGTTGGGGCGCCGACGCCATCGTGGCCGAGACGAACAACGGGGGGGACATGGTCGGGATCACGGTCCACACCATCGACCCCACGGTGCGTTACCGTTCAGTCACCGCGACACGCGGCAAGGCTGTCCGTGCTGAGCCGGTCGTGGGACTGTATGAGCAGGGCCGCATGCACCACTGTGGCGACTTCCCGACGCTAGAGGACCAGCAGACCACATGGACCGAGGACGCAGGGTACAGCCCCGACCGGATGGATGCCCTGGTGTGGGCGGCCACCGATGCACTGCTCAACTCCCGCCGCGGGTTCGCGTCGGTGTCATGACCGGGAAGGGCTGACCGATGGGCACGACGCTGGACATTCTGCGGGGGAAGGTGGCCGTCGGCCCGACCGCTGCACCGTTCGCCACGCAGGAGCGGGCCGTTGTCACTGGCGGGTCCAGCTCGGCCGGCGGGTATGCCGTGTCAGTGGGGGCCGGGCTCGGGTCCATCCTGAACGTGCCGGGCGCCCGGTCGTGGGAGCTGAACGTGGCTGCCGGCCGTTGCATTGACACCATCAGCAGCAACCTGGCCAGTGTCGACCTGGTCGTGATGGCTGGGGATGAGGCGAACGACCAGCACCCCATCGCTCAGCTGTGGAACACGTCGCAGCCCGGCGCCCCGGTTTCCGCGCGAATTACGCGGCAGTCCTTGTTCGCTCAGGCCGAGGTGCGGGGGGAAGGGTTCGGGTACATCGACCGCGGCCCCACCGGCACCGGCCCGGCCCGGGGGCTGTGGCCCATCTATGACGAAGTGGACGTGGTCATCGAGGGTTCCGAGGCCGACCCGATGCACCAGTCTGTGCGCGGGTTCGTGGTCCGCCGCAACGGCAAGCGGTTCGGGCTCCTGCCGTCCGAGGTGCTGTGGCTGCGTTACCCGCACCCGACGAAGGCGTGGTGCGCCCTCGCCCCGTGGGCGCGCGCGCTCGGTGCGGCCGAGCTGGATTCGTACGCCCGCGCGTGGCAGCTCGGGGAGTTCAAGAACGGGGCGAAGCCGGGCGCCGTGGTGTACCTGGGCGACCTGGACGAGCCCGCATACAACCGGGCCGTGGCCGACTTCCGCACCGGGGTCGAGGGCGCGCAGAACGCCGGCAAGTCGCTGCTGGTCGCCGGGCAGGTGCCTGCCACCGTGTCGCGGCTGTCGCTGTCCGCCGCTGAAATGGACTACCTGAAGTCGCGGGCCGCGAACGATGACGAGGTGTTCCTGGCGTTCGGCATCCGCCCGGACTACTTCAAGGGGCAGTCGACGTATGAGAACCAGCGGGCCGCCAAGACTGCCCTGTGGTCCGACAACCACCTGCCGAAGCTCGACGTGCTCGGGTCGGAGATTGACCGGCAGCTCCTGCCCGCGCAGAACGAGCAGGCCGCGTTCGACGTGACGAAGGTCGACGCGTTGCAGGAGAACGCTGACGCCATCTACAACCGCATCCGGGGCATCGCCTACACCGACACCCTGACCGTGGATGAGGCCCGCGCCCAACTGGGCCTGGACCCGCTGCCCGGCGGTGAGGGCGCGTACACCCTCACCGAGTACCGGGCGCGGATCGCCCTGCGAAACCTTCCCCCGACCGACGGGCAGCCGGTGCGAGACGCACGCCCGCAGGTCGTCACCAGCCTGCTGCCCCGGCAGCGTCGCATCCTGGCGGTCGGCGGTCACGTCCGGGTCGTGGCCCTCGACACCCGCAAGGGCAAGCGCAAGGCGGTGAAGCGGCCCAGCACCAGCAACTTCTACGACACCCACGAGCGCGTCGGCCAGCGGACCATGGCCGCCCTAGCTGAGAAACAGCTCAGGGTGGTGCTGCGGTCCCTGTCGAAGTTGCGCACTTCCGAGGTCGCAGGGTGGGCCGAGCACGCCCGCGGGTGCGGGTTCCTCACCATCGGCACCGATGGGGGAATCCTAGGCCGCATGGTCGCCGCTCCCGCAACCAGTGGGCGCATGATTCCTGCTCACGCCATGCGGATGCTCAACCGGGACGAAAACCTGCACACCGACCTAGGCCTGTCGCCCTGGTCGAACCTGTCCCCCACCGTCCCCTGCGACTGCGCCCGCATCGCCGCCGACTCCGTGTTCGACGCCGGGTACTGGCGCGGCCAGACCGAGGACGCCACCGAGGCGTGGCTGCGCGGGGTGTGGGAAGGTGCCG